TCATACACAGAACAAACGGCTCTCGCTCTTCACATTCCACTCGCTGTCCGTGGACCTCGTCTTCAGAGTTGGTCTGCATTCCTACTTTACATCATCTCCCCGTAGCCCAGTCTATACGTACTGCTTCACAGTCACCATTACTGAATATCTCCATCTCTGTGCGGAATCCTTCTTCCACCTCAGCACCGTACACGACTTCCTCGGTACTGTACTCATCATTAGAACACTTATGGAAATTAACAAAGTATTCTGCATCTTCGATAGATGGGGCACCAGTTATAATGTAATCTTCTCCACCTTTAGCTTTCCACATCTGAGGGCACTCACCGACTCCGTCCCAGTCATGGGCTCCATAGTTTTCGTGTATCTGAGTCATTACGTGTGCAGTCATTAGTTCCATGTGAATATCTCTTTTGAAGTTGTTGACTCAACAGGTTCACCGCTCATACACAGAACAAGCAGTAGGAGCTGAGTCATTTGCGACTAGCGCAATATGCGAAAATTGGGTAATCGGGAAAGGAGTCGAACCTCACCCAACCGATGATCTGAGAGGATCCAGCAAGATTCTTGCTTCCTCTACTACGATCTTTCTATCGACACTTGAGGGGGTGATGCGTTCACTTCCTCTGTCTCCGAGACATGCCGTGAGAGGGAGGCAGGGTTCGCAATCTCTCCTCACTCTTCATGTACTATTATACAGAAAACTGAATGGAGTGTCAAGTTAATAATGGGAATATTCCAAATTAAATTAAAATTCATACATTACTTTATCAATTGGCTACACACCAATTATAACAGAGTCAACGGAAAATGTCAAGGGCTTTTTTCATATAAATGAATTATTTTCGAGTACAAAATCTATATGTACGTTAACTTATATTACCGAACATATACTTTATCAAAAACCCACGCAATTTGAATGATAAACGGGTGGTTAGTAGGGGAGTATAATGCCAAGGACGTTGAACACCTGGATCCTTTCTAGTTCCTTGGCACGTTGAGGTGGGTGGAAACGGAAATTATTCTAATGTAATAACTCTTTACTGTTACACGAAAGGAAGCTGATTGCCAATCGCTCAGAATAATTTCCGCTGTCCGTTGGTGGAGAACTTAACTATCACTCTCCACTGGAGTAAACCGGCTATTTTTCGGTTAAATTAAAACCATCAAATCAGGCACTTTTGGGTGAATCCCCGCCAAAATCATCGTAGTCATCGAATGCCGACTTCGGAAACGTGACTTTATACACATTAGCGGCCTCGTCCCTACTCGTTAATTTGATGATTAGATCATTGTTCTTGAGTTCACTCATTTTTCTCTGATTCTCTCTGTATTCCTCTATTTGATTCTGTCTTCTTTCTGAGGGAAATATAATAACATTACTCATATTAGCATTGATCAATTTGATCTGATGATTAATCCAGTCTTTCATATGATAATTTCCCTTTGTTGAACTAAAAATTAGCATGTTAGTGATTAAACGGTGTGGAAATCATACGTTCTTTTTATCGCATCTTCATATGCCGTAAACCAATGCTCTTCTAATGCTCGTTCTACTAGTGGTTCATAAGGAGTTCCTCTAATAGCCACTCTTAATTCTCGTACTCTACAAAGTGGTTCAGGACATTCATCTATACATTCCTTTGGCGATGTAGAATTACAATGAGAATAATCTTTTAATGCTACTCTTGTATCCATGTTGCTATCTCCATCTATCTTAGCCTGCGTTTTTAGTGTCTTGTATTGCTTTTCGTTGATCTTTAACTAATTTACCAATTTCAGATAAAGCTTTTCTGGCTCTTGTACCAGCTGATTTATTATTTTTTTCTACAAACTTATTGTGATTTTCTGTGTATTCGTTAAATGCTTCTGTTAATGCTTCTGTTAATTCTGTATTATTACTCATAATGTCCTTTTTATTGTTTATTTTATTGTGTTGGTATTTCTGGCAAAGTTGCACCCTGAACATTTGCCATTGACCTATTTTTTGTTGATACCGAAACTCCGCAGTTTTTTGCATTGTTTAGCCAGTTTATCCAAGTATCATGGTCAATAGGATCAAGATTTGTTTTTTCTGCTTTTTTCTGAAGATATGTTTGTAGATCATTAAAAAAATCTATATCCATTAGTTCAGGTGTGGTTAGTACTGACTTATGTAGTGTTACATAAATCAGCTTCCATTCTTTTAAATTATAATCTTCAAATGTATTCATTTAATTGTCCTATAGTAAAGTGTCCATTAAGTTCTTTCCTTTCTTCTCTGGGAGACGTGAGCATTTTGCTGGGCGTTTCAGAAGCGTTTTTAGCGTAAAGGTGGATCTTTATCATAATACTCTCTTTCTTATTTTTTCTATTTCAGTTGGATCCGCACATGTACTTAGTGATTCATCCGTTTTTTGTATTATGGGTATTGAGTTAATAATAGTCGTTGGTAAACTGGAAATAGATTCTAAAAATTCTTTAGGTGTTTTTGGATTACCAGTTCCAATATCATATATTTTATCAGATTTTCCACAAATAAGCAAGGAATAAATTGATTCGCAAATATAATCTACATGGGTAAAATCTCTTTTATTTTCCGTAAGTTCATCTATATTACGATTTAATGCTTTTCCATATAACATATCTTCTCTGGGATTTTTTCCGCCATAAACTGTGAAGAATTTCATCCCTATTGCATTTTTTGGTGCAATAAGTTCTACTACTGCTTTAGTCATTGCATATGGTGATCGTAATTCGTCTGTGCTTGAACTAGTTGCATATAGAATAGGAATATCATTTTTGAATGGAGGCCGTTTATATGTATCGAAAATGTATTGGCTCGACACAACATTTGATTCATAATAAGTTTTAATCTCTTCTGGATCCCAAGAAGGTCCAACACCAGTTTTTCCCGCTAAATGTATTACATGTGTAACATCTCGTGGTAGGACTGCATCTAATATTGTATTATGGATGAATGGAATGTTAAAATAATCATAAAGAGGTGAACTGCGAATATCAAGACCAACCAGTTCCATTTCAATGTGATCTTTATGATTATTTTTTTGCTGTAAATATTCTATCAAATTGGTTCCAATATATCCACTGGACCCAGTAATTAATATTTTCATAATTTTTTTTGATTATAATTAATCTTCCTGAAGTAAGTCCTGAACTCCTTGTTCAGCTAAGTACACTCTATTTTTCCAATGTTCCATTTTGATATCATCTTTATTTTGACCCCAATAGCCAACTGCATGGCCATTTTCACATAGCCATTTATTTACGTTTGTCCATCCATTAAATTCATGTCCGTCTTCTGTGCAGTTAATCCAAATTTCTCCTAAGATTCTACCGAACTTTCCTCTACTATCTGCTTCCGGGCATCTGATTTGTATTTCAATATCATCTCTATCGCTTACAATAGCCCAAGTCACCCATGATTTAAGCGCAGTTTTAGCTAATTTACCATAAACTTTTTCGTTCTTGTGTCTAGTTCTTGATTCAGGAGTATCAATTCCAAGCAAACGAACCCGGCCGCAATATCTTACATCAAATCCTAAATCTATTACTGCATCAAGGGTGTCTCCATCAACTATTTTTTCTATCGCTGTTACATTGTAAATGAATTCACAAGGTTCATCCATTTTATATTCTGCCATATCCACTTCTTTCTGGTTATCTATTACTTTTTGTTGTTTACAGGTTATTTCTTTTTCTTTTTCATTAATTCAGATTCAATCCATCGCTTTCCGATAGTATTTTTCACTGGTTCATTAACTATGTTAGTTATTCTAACAAATAGGTTTTCAATAATATTTTCATGTTCATCATTATTGTCTATAATTATGATATTTTTTCTTCCGAAATGTCTTTGGAATTTGCCTATATTTTGCTGGACGGAATTCCACATTTTGATAACTTGCTTGTTTTCAATTTGTCTGGCTCTCATTGAGTTTCTTTTTTGTGCAATATCTAATGATGTATTAATAAAAAGCATGTATGTATCATAACCAAGTTTCCGAAGAGCATTAGAAGTTAATTGAATCTTTTCAAAATCTTTTCCCGTTCCATCAATCAATAATCCAAGTCGACCTTCAACATATCCCGTTCTTAATGCTTGAGTAAGTTTTTTTGCTTTTTGTCTAATCTGTTGTCCTTTAGTACTAAAGATATTTGAGGGGGTCATATTCATATTAGCATCTGCTAATAATTTTTCGAATTGTGTGTCAGAATTAATAATTTTAATTCCCAGTGGAGAAAATTTACCTAACCCAGCTTTCGATGCAATATAAGACTTACCGGATCCTGGTCCACCAGCAGTAAAAAATGCTTTAAGTATGCTTGGATCATATACTCCTTCTGTCAATTCTGTTTTTTCAATAAAAGAATTAAACTGAATCATTTATATCCTATTTTTTTAAGTTCATGTATAGTGTTATTAGCACTTGTATGGTGTATTGCTATACCACCTTGGTTTCTAAATTGTTGACAATTTTCTAAATAATCATCAATTAATAGATTGGGTCTACCGTCTCTACCGTCTTTCGCAAATCGTGACTTATCAACCCTTAAAACGGGAAAAATCTTACTAGATGGCCAATTAAAATGTTTCATCATCCATTTTTTTTTATCATCAGGTGCTTGGGCTGATATCGGGCCTCTATTTAATTTAGGAAAAGCTGTCAATATACGAGGATCATATTTGACAATAAACGACCACAATTTGTGAGCATCGGGCATAGGTGATAGCTGATAAAATACGTCAAGTGGAAGATCTTTCCAATGTTTATCTTTAAATTTCGTTCCTAAATGGTTTAAAGTATATTCTTTAAAGTCTGATAATACTCCGTCCATATCACAGTAAATGACAGGATTATCAAATTCCATTAATTTTATTCTAAAGTCTCTTAAAGTATGTGTATTGTATTTCATAATTGTATTTATCTAATGTATCGTTGTACTAAATTAAAACAGTCAAATATGTTTTACAAGTAATTAAAGTTAATATTAATTCTTGCGGAAGCATTCGATGTAGTCGTTGAACAATGTTCTTCGCTCGGATCAAATAATAATATGCGATTTGCAACACTTTCGATTATTGTACCGTCTGTTAGTTTAGTATATCCGTCACATGTATTCAGTGAAAAGATAGCTCCATAATGAGAATATGGATAATCAAAATGTAATGGATGTTCATGAATTGATTCTGTGGATGGATACAGATTGGCTTTTATTCGTATTAAACATTTACTATCTAATTTATTTAAAAGCGGAAATAATTTCTCATAATGAGAACTTTTTGGCTCATTTCTATCATAAATCATGTGTGTCATATAAAATAAATTATCTTCTATTATTCCTTTGTTAGAAATGCTTGATTGAAAATGCCATGACATTTTAGTATTTCCCTTTTTACTTTTATCTGTAAACAAAGTCACTAAACTATCAAAATACTTATCATCCAAAAAATCATCAATTACTTTATATTTCATGTTGATGATTTTTTGGAGCGTTTTTTCAATATATCCTTTTTCTCTAAACGTATTTCGTGTTCTGTAATTGTTTTAACAAGTTTTTGATCATAATAATATACAATTATAGCCCATCCTATTAAAAATAATAGTATTACTATTAATAAAGTAAATTCAGTCATTTTTTTCCTATTATTAAATAGTTATTGTTTATTTTCATGTTTTACTAAGTTTGCTTCAAATTCACTAAGTCTTATCCAAATACTTCTTAATTCTGTGATCGTCGTCCAATTATGGAGAAACAACGCAAACCCACCGTGTACACGAGCGGCGGCATTACTTACTTGAACCATTATACCCAAAGTAATTGCGCCAGTAAACAAACTCGAACCCATAATCAAATATGGCGCTATAACCATAAACTGGTCGTAGAATGTGAGCCAACAATCAAAATACCCATAATGTAAATACAATCTGTGATAATTTAATTTTATGCCTATAAATAATTCTGTCAATGTTTCTGGTTGAGCATACTTCTTTTTATTATCTTCACCAAGAACTAAATCTTTTCTAAATGCGGCTTCAACTCTTTGATTATTATATTCTAGGTTTGGAAGTTTCTGTCCCACTATCCAGCTAATAGCCAAGCCACCTAATGAAATGAGCAATGTACCCCAAACCAAAGACCCCTCGAAGTCTCTAATAATTGGCAGATCAACTTTTGCACTGAAATCCCACAAAATCGGAATAAATGCAATGAGTGTCATTATTGCTCTAACTATTTGTAGACCTAACGATTCGATAATTCTGGCCCATCTGTTACAATCTTCTTGTATGCGTTGAGAAGATCCTTCGATTTCATCTTTTACCTTGCGCCAACGTGGAATATAATTGAATGTAATAGCTTCTCGCCACCTAAGTCCGTATATCCTAGTGAACCATCCTGTGAAAATTGCTAGTGCTATGTATGGAAACGCAATAACAGTAAACGACGGTGAACCTTCGAACCCCGACAAAATATATTGCAATGAAATTAATTGGTCGAATAATTGTGTAATACCCTCTTGCGGTTTGTCATAATAATCTTTTGCGTTTTGTAACAGGTCATAAAACTTTCCATACCATGTGTTGATCGCAACAGACATTTGAACCTGCAACCAAAGTGAGGCTATCAACATCAATCCACCACCATATGCCCATAATGCCCAATCTTTACTTTTAAAAAATGCTCTAATCATCACGTTCCTTTCATTCAGTGGTTTTGATTTATTTTTTCCTTGCTACTCCACCACTTTCATCTACCAAATATGCCTCGAATGAAACACCTTTGTATTTTTTCTGCAAAGACAAAAATGATGTTATGTTCGACTGTGCATCGTCATATAACCTAACTCTGGTATATTTACCCGTTTTCAAATATTTATTGAAAATAATTTTTTTGTTTTTTGCAGATGAACCAAGATTTAGGTTCCCCGCACGTTCAACATAAACATCATCTATCGGAATTCCTTGTTTTCTAAATGTGTCGAGAAACTTCTTCTTGTCATCAAAGTCTGCTCTCGCCGTAACTATAATCATCTTCGCCCCCTTTGCAATCACGTTTTTTGCGATTGCTTTCATTTTAGCGATCATGGGTTTGATGGGTTCGGACGTTTTCAGAAAATGTTCTGCGTCTCCAAACTCCCCAAAATCAAACTCTTCTCCGTCTTTCAGTTTATAGCTATTAAACTCTTGGTTGTTTAATTTTCGAGCCACTCTACCATCCTTTTTAACCAAGATGTTAGCGGTAGTCTTGAATAAAGTCTCGTCTATATCGAAAATGGTCAGTCCTATTCCTTCTTGAACTTTTTCTAAAACGTATTCTTTGAATGTTTTCATAGGTATTTGTTGTCTATTTTTTGAATCTCTATTCCTGTAATATCTTTACCATATCTTTTCTTTGCATGATTTATTACTTTTGACAAACTGTCCTCAGAACCAAAAGAAAGATCAGTATGAGCATCGACCGCAGATGACAAATTAGTTGCTGATAATGCCTTATAATGTATCAGTGCAATATGAGTTATATTGGGTCTAATTCTAGCTTGTGTAGTATGAGACTTTCCACTCTTATCTTTTACTGTAATTTTCTGAAATTTGACATGTTCTTTGAATGTTTTCATTCTGTTTCGTTCCAACCTGTTTTTACACAACCCAAAGTGACATATTTACCCCTACTCCAACTATTAGTCTGTTCGTTATATTTCAACCACAACTGATTACCCTTTGCATCACAGTGTTGAACTAAAATCTTATCTTCTATTTCAAATACTCCTGCACGTCTATATCCTTCAAGTGTTGGAATTGTCTCTAAACTTCTAATCCAGAGGGGAGCTTCATGTTCCGACACTAACATCTGAGAACACGAAGAAGTTATTACAATCACTAATAACAAAACAATCTTGGTTATCATAATCCTTACCTCAATCAAATGCACTAGGTGTTTTGACCCTCACCCACGGGCCTCGTCTGAATATCCTCGCAGGAATTGCGACTTCTTTTCCTATTGGATGTGTTTTCCAATATTTTTTATCTATACCAACAATTCTCGTCAGGAAAGTGTTGTTCTTATTATCAGTCCCATACAGTTCAACTTCAACATCTACTTTCTGTCCGTCGATTTTTAATCCACCAATCCCCTTGAAAATACCTTTCTTTATCTCGTTCAATACATGTTCTTTAAATGTTTTCATTATGTTCCGTCCTTAGTGGTCATAGAACTCTTAAAGTCCCATTTGTAAAAACTAACGTCTCCGCCAACAGTAAATCCGTTTGCTTCTTCGCCTTCTTTTTCGTTCTCGCCGTCCATATCACCCTTTTCGGAATCGACTTCTAACATCATGTACTCACCTTTTTCTGCCTCTCCTTTGACACCTTCTAATGATTTGTGAGTTTCTTTTGAATAGGGTAGTTGATAATTGGTCGGAACATTATCCATATTCGCCACCCACAAATAAATCCATTTGGGTTCATCTACGTAATGAGAAAGATACAACCCCTTTTCAGGAATACTCATTCTCGGTTGCCCCAAAAGTGAAGTATATGTTTCGTGGAGAGAAATAGTAAAAAAGAGAAATAATGGAATGAACCAAATCAAGAACTTCGGACTCTTCCTTCTGTCTATTAAAATCCACAGACACACCACTGCAAAAATAATCAAACCCAAAAATAAAAGAACTATCATGGTGAATCCCGTTCTTCTCTACTGTTTCCATAGAAATTACCCATAGAACCAAGAGGTGAGACAAACTTTTTCTTTTCAAATGTTACAGGAGAAATAAATCTACCGTCTTGGTCTATTGAAAATCGAACAAATGTTTCCTCTTGACCCTTTTTGAAAAACTTCTTCTCACCTTCCCAAATCAACCGATATGGGTTGACCTTATGTACTTCTATTCTAACCATAAGTGATTTCTTTGGTGTGAATTTTTTCTTTTGAATAGCGGGTTGTTTTCCGCTATTGGGTAAAATCATTGTAGAAGACTTCCCCTTCGAATAATAATGTGCGTTCACTATATATTCCCCTTTAGTGATTCCTCTGATAGTCACCACTTCTCTATTGAGTGCAACCGATGATGTGACACCACCTACAACAATTTGATCGTTTCTGTTGCCCAAATCATCTTTGTCGAGGTGCATGAAATTGCCTACCGTTCTTCTGAAAGAAACCCGCATTCCCAATGGATCTTCTACATAAAGATCAATATCGTCAGGTGCATCGTGGTTCCATTCCATGATGATAATGAACTCTGCTTTTCGTTCAAAATCTTCTTTCTTGGCTTCGGGTTTAATCAATAAAAAGGCTATCATAAACAAAAAAGCAAATCCTACCAAAATGTTGAATAACATATCGGTGAACCCGACCGATGATTTATATTTAGAATTGCTGTCCATTAATTACCCGATTCAAAATTTATTAATTGAACTTTTAGTATCAAAGAACAAACTAAACCCGTGAGAGTAGTCCAAAGTGCAGTACTCATTCCAATTGCCATGTCAGAGAGAGCTTGTTGAAGTGTAACCGAATTAGTAACATCAATATTAGCAAAAGCTGTACCTAACATTAAAAGAAACCCTGTAACAGTACCGATCATTCCAAGTACAAGACACGCTTCGGCAATAAACCATCCAACTTCAATTGTTTTATCTACGATTGAAGTTTTTTCTAAATCATAAGTTTTTCTTCCAATCCAAAGGGAAGTACTCACAAAAATGATAATAATCAAAAAACTAAGTTTAGTTGCATCTGCATAATATAGAATTGGATGTAAATTATAATAATATGTTGTTCCAAAACCCAAAAGTATTAAACAAAATATTAACCACCATTTTAAAAGTTTTCTTCCTATTTTCATTTTTAGCCTCTAATAAAATTACTTAAAGTGAATCTTTTTCTTTCAAAATATCACTATTATATAAAACCATTCTTATATTTATTTTATTGCAAAGGTGTACATTTGAGGCCTTTTTCAATTTAATACTATTCTTGATGTCTTTGATTCTTTTATTTTATTTTTACAAAACTCTTGATGAATGTGTATTATTTTTGTTCTATTAAATGAAACGTCTTCAAACCATTTTCTATGTGCTTCAATTCCTTCTTCAAAAACATCATACCAAATAAACGCCCATTCTTTAGTTTTTTTTATCCATTTTATATGGAGAATCCCTATAAAATCTACCTCGTCGGTTCCAACTGTTTGAAATATTTCGTTTATTCCTAGACTAATAAGAAAATTAAATTCAGGAAGGGCATTTAAATACTGTTTAAATTGGGTTTCTATTAATTGTCTAAAAAAATGTTTTTTTCTAGGATTTATCATTATTGTTTTTACGTATCATGATTTAGTTCTCAATCTAAAGTTCGATTGTTTATGAAAAGTTCTGTGTGAACATACCGATAATGAGGAGACATGGCAGTGGGATCGTTAATGTGAACTACCTGCCAATGCGAGGATGTCCACCAGATAAAACTTGAGAATACCTTTTTGCTGATTCGTAGAAAAACTTTAAATGTCCATTAAGAACTAAAAGTGTCACCATTACGATGATGGATTTCCAATTCGTCTTTTTTCTTCCATGCGGTTGCACTTAGTATGGCCCCAAAGCTTAAATGAAACATTGCTCCTGCTCCTAGTGTAAGGGGCACCCATCTTGACACATCACATTTCACTCCTGGCGGATATCGATTTTTATCATTACAATGTTCTTCCATCTTAATATTCCACACTAACGGAGCAATAAAAAAATCAACCAAACAAATAAATAGATACAATAATGCCGCCCAGTCTCTCCAGTATCTATTAATATTTTTATTAATATTAAAATTCATTTTCACTACAATTTTTATTATTTTTCTGTGTTCTGTTGACTTTTTAGATCACCTTTCTTTTTTTTATTTAATGTAACAGAAGCTTTTTTGTCGTATAATAGTGGGTTGTCTTTTTTGTGTTGAGCTACATATTCATCCCCTTTATACCATGCATCTCGTCGTTTTTCTTGATCGTCTTCTTGAACTGAATCATCATTTTCTGGATCCATTTCAGCAGAATCTTCCTTGGTTATTTTGGCTTTGATGTTTTTTATGAAATTTCTAAAAGGTATCATATCGTTATCTTTCTATTATATTTTGTTTAAAATGTGTCTTGTTTTTATCTTTTTTTGATTTACATATCAGCACATTGTTGTCTGTAATATGAATGCCGATGTCGGCCCTTAGTATTTCCCATCCATCTATAAGGTGTACACAGGGTGCATTTTGGTTGTTTTCTAGTTCTTTTACTTTTTCGTTTACCTACTTTTCGTTTGTTCATTTTTTCTCGCTGGGTTTGAATATTTATTGTTTTTTATTCTTCCTATCTAAGGCAAGTTGTACTCCTACAACAAACTTTTTACTTGCTATTTTATATTTATTGGGTGCATATTTTTTTAATAGTCCAAAAAATTTAGACTGGTCTATATGTTTTTGTAATGAACTATTGACACTTCTGATAGCTAAAAACTCGCCTATTTCAGACATTATTGTAGGATCAAATTCTTTTTGTGAAGTATAATATTCTATTTCATTTTCGGGGTTTCCTGTTTGAACTTGTTTTTCTGATTTATTTGAAAGAAAAACGTCTTGAACATAATGCATTAATTCATGTTTCAAGTCTGATTGCATTCTTACGAGGATTTGTTCAACATTCAATATTATGTCATTTTCATTATCTGCATTATGTGCTTCTTTTACGTAATTGGAAACATAAAACGTAATTGCGGGATTACCTGTTTTTACGTGTTCTGTGTCATAATAAGAATTATAACTTGCTGGTTTGTTATCATAAATTAAGAATAATGTAATATCATCATTTTGGTCAACGTCCCAATCTGGATAAGGCATATCTTGATGGGGGTTTTTATATACTACATCTGTTTTTGTGGTGGGTCTAATAAAATGTTTTATTCCATGTTTTCTTGCAAGTTTTTTAATTGTAGTAGAAAAACTATACATTCCAATTTCATTTATCATATGCGAAAAAGCAAATGTAAATAAAGTGGTCTCGAATTGTTTATATATCTTGGGGGGTATCTGTACTAATCCCTCGCTCAAAGCAAAATTTTGAAATGTCTTCATTTTCTTTTTCTGACCGCCTGTCTATAAAAAATTCAGATATGATTACTTTATTAAAATAATCATTTACTCGCATATCATTATCACTATTTATAGTGTATTTTTTTATTATGCAACGTCATTTTCAATATCTTCACGGGAAATGTCTTTGGCCTTATCAAACACAACTTCAGAATGGGGGATTTCTGATGAGGGTAATAAATTTCTAGCTATTTCAATTTTTTTAGCACCGAGTTCGGACAACACTCTGTCGTTCATTAAAGCGGAAAAAACAGCTTTTGCTTGGGTGTGGTCTCCATCCGAAATTTTATTTAAAAGATCATTTGAACTATAATCCATCAATTCTCCTATAATGAGGGTTTAATTATATATGTATCATTATCAATATTTATACTCTATAAATTCAGTAAGATTATGATTTTTAAATTGATTTAAACCATTTAAACTTAAAAAATCAGTGATTTCAAAACTCGTATTATCTTTATTTAATGCAAGCAAAAAATAATCCATGTTCTTATATTTCCAATTATTTTCTCTAATGTGTTGCAAATGTTTTTTTCTTCCTTCCTCTGAATCATATGTTTTACATTCTATGAGTGAAAGAGTTGATACATGAAATATATCATAGTACATATAATCCCATTCCGTAACCGTTTTTACTTCATTATATTTTATCCACTCATTATTGTTTTTCCTCATCGTTTCTTTTGATATTTTTCTGTCTTTAGATTTTAATAAAAATTGATGAGAAGAAGCCTGTTTAAAATACTTCATGCAGTTTATCATATTAATTGGTCTAAAAACACCAGGAAATTCTTTACAAATTGATCTTTCAATTAATTCACCATCATATATTTGGCGAGCATGTTGTAATATAGTGTGTATGTGGGGGTTTCTGGGTTTTGGATACATGTATTGAGCTTTTGCCAGAGCATCTTCAAATGCATATCCATTTGGATCATTATTATCTTTCAACAATATCATAATTAACTTTTAATGTAATGTTATTTACTTAAAACACCCAATTTCAGGATATTTCTTAAGTCTAGTAACTATTGTAACACGCTTACTAGCATATGGCAAGACTTTTCTTGACTATTATTTTACATTACACCACTTTTACACGAGATTTCTTTTTAGTACTAACTGTTTTTGTAGTTTTCTTTGTTTGGTCTGTTTTCTTTTTGCTTGCTTTTTTTGCGGCACTCGTTGCTTCAATTGATTTTTTCACTGCGAGTTTAGCTTTTTCTTCTGAAACGTTTTTTGCTTTCTCTGCGGCATCTTCGGCCGCCGCTTTATTTCTTGATAATTGATCTTTAACAGCATTTGTTATTTCATTATTATGCTCTTCCGTTAGTCTTATTATTTCATCAAGATATCTAGTTCGATCTTCATTCGCTTCTTCTGATTCTTTAGCAAGTTGCTGTGATGCTTTAGCCGTTTCTTTTGCATGTTGTAATATTTTCTTAATATCGGGGTCTACTTCTGCATCAATATTTAGGTTAGCAATTAAATCAGTTTTTCCTGAATCTATTAATCCAATATTAGCAGTTGTTGATGTATTTTCGCTTTTCATTTTGTGTTTCCTTTTATGACGTAAAAAACGACAAGTAGTAAACTTGTCGTTTTTTAACTAATATTATTTTAAATTTATTTTTTAGAATAAATTCCCCATAATACCCAAACAGCAACTAATCCAACAAGTCCTTCATTGCCCAATTGCTTTACTATTCCTACTACTGATCCTACGACATCCAGTCCGATAAATGGAACTGCCGCTCCAAATATTATTTGAAGCACAACTCCAAGTGCTATAAACGCTAATCCAATTTCCGTGATGGAACGAATCCATCCAAGAGTTTTTTCTACCATGATTCTCCTTTTAAAGTTATTAAAGTTATATGTCAAAGTAAAGATATTTTAAACTAAACATATGAATTTCAGCATTGTTATTGTTTGTATAATCTTTGTAATTTTTGACATATCGTGTTGGTTTAAAATCTTACATATTACGTCCAATGTAGTTTGATACTTTAAACCCGTTTGATAGCATGACATCAAGAATTAAATCCCCTTGTGATATGCTATCAACAATCACATTTATCACCATAATTTATTCATTAATCAAGTTTTCAAATTAATTAATGAGTTTTTCCAATCCCCCAACTGCAAATCTACTTCTTCTACAGATAACAAAATCGGAACAGTTATTTGTAAAACGTCTCCCGCTTTAACGTCCCATGTATCACACGCTATATCAGTTGTCAATCCAGGTTTATTTTGAAAAGCAAATATTGCGCCATTTAAGTCTCGGGCAACATATTTAAAATGTTTCGGTATTAGAGTTTCGACAGTTAGTTTTTTCATTATTATGATTATTAATTTCTTGTCATTATTGAATATTTGAATATTTCGAAGATTTGGCTATTTTGATCCTAACCTCCATTAATTGTTTATCTATTTCATCTAATTCTTTAAAGCCCCGTATAATATCTGAATGGATTCGAGGAATGTCTGATTGTTCTACTTTATGAAGACTTTTGTCTATGCTCATAACCGTCACGATTATCCATGTTATACACCCTGTTAATATGGCGAAAATTAATGGCACCATCGTGCTGACTACTGAATGCTTCATTAAACGAGTTAATTTCTGTATCGAGTGCCCTGTTATGCATGTGTTAGTTTATTATTTGTATATTAGAAAACTTCATTTTGTAATTTTAAGGCAAGTTTAATGGCTTTATTTAAATCTTCTTTCTTTTGTTTTGCGGCATTTTTAGATTTTAATCGTTTAGCAAGAGATGGTTTTAAAAAATACCTGTTATTTTTAACATCCTGTAAAATACCTTCATCATTAACTTTATTCTTAAATGCTTGCAAAAGTATAAAGTTATTATTTGATTTATTTTTTACACTAATACGTACTATATTTTTTGACATAATTAACCGTTTAATTGTTGTTTTTTATCAATAATTGCTTTATCAACCAGCAAAATTTTATTATTAAGAACCCCTCTTTCTGTGAATTCTTCGTCACAGTTTCTAGAATCTAAAAAATATTCTTTTAGGCTCTCTAAATCCTCTAAAGACATTTCGTGAAAATTCATTTTTTCCATTTGTTCAATTATTATTTACCTTTATGGTTACCTAGTTCCACTCTTTTTTACTGAAGGCATTACCCGAGAACCGAACCAAAAGCTGATAATAGTCGCAAATAATGCCTCAGTTTGTTCATCCCATACAACCCCTAAAGTCGTATTTAAGTCGCTACCATTCTGTATTGCTTGATATAATAATGTTATTTTAACTCCAATAAACGTTAAAAAGAAAATATATGTTATAAATGGTCTTACAAATGCTCGTAATGAATTTATAAATCCTTTTTGATTGCCTAGTGCAGTATCATGATCTAAAAGCATTTTGTGTTCTTCGAAATCCTTCTTTGCATCAAATAGTTTGATATCTAAATCAACACCTAGTTTTTTTGCCTCTAATTGAAGTTTAAATTCTTCCGTTTTTTGTTCTTTATCTGATTTATTTTTAAAATAATCTATTAGTGATGGCACCGCTGATCCAGCAAATCCTAATAGGCTACCTAAAATAGTAAACATTATGTTCCTTTATACATCAATTGAATCATTTTTAAAACTATCTGTTAAACTTTTTAATTTAATATATGCTTGTTTGATTTTATTTTCATCAGGAGACACTTCAAACATAGAAGGGTCTACTTCAAACATCATTCTATTTTCTGCGAGAGGCTGTTCTGGATGGGTATGTCTTTGATATTCATTAGTATAAATTCGAACAATTGCTTTATATGTATTATTTGACGAATGCTCAATATCAGATACTTTATAATAAGCCTCGTCTATAAGTATTCCACTAGTAGTTAAAAATGATTTTTTAATTGCCATTGTTCGCTAAGTCTTGTGTCTCTTTGTGTTCTGGATCATCTTTTTCTTTAAACCAATAATCAGTACTTTTCGCTAAAACAGCAACATAGGCTCCAACCAAAATATTGATTAATTGCATATGATTATCTGTGGTACCAGTTGTAAAAAATAACAAATACAATAAAATTAAAAATGTTCCTACGATGGCCCAAGATAAAGTAATTCTTGCCCAAAAATTTTTCACTTTTCTTTTTTCTATAGCTGATAATTCAGTACTGATTTTTTTTTTATTTATTGTCATTATATTTCCCCATAGTTGTCTAATTTATTAAAAAAGACATTATCCTTCTGTTCCAAGTGCAGTGATGGTTTCTCCGCCTGCTTCTGCATCTCTAATTCTTAAGGCACTATCATATGCTTGACCTAAAATATCAGTATTCATATACTTGACATTAGTAGGATCATATCCAAATTTAACTAAAAATTCTTGTTTTTCTGAAACTGTAAGATCCGCAACTTCTACTTCGGGCTCTTTTACTTCAGGCTCTTTTACTTCAGGCTCTTGGGCTTCTACTTCTTCATTCTGTTGAAGCGGATCTATTATTGCTATATTAGCAAAGGTGTCTTCTTTAGGACTTTCCGTTTTAACATCATCTGTGTGATGAAGAAGAAGTTTTTTAAGTTCTTCTTTTTCTTGATCACTTAAATTTTCAAATAATTCTTTTACATTTAACATTTTTTCCTTTTAAACTGGTGCTACTAGATCATCATCAAATTCCGAACAGGCACATTGAACTTCTGCAGTACATTCGCATGGATCACAGGTGCAATTTGAACATTCGCATTCTGGATTATTACACATTTAAACTCCTTTTAACTCCCTTATATTTATGTTTATAGGGGATTTGGTTTTTCTAAGTTGTTGCTTCTTGTTTACTTTTATAATCTGCTATTGCTCCTTTAATTGCATCTTCTGCAAGAACCGAACAATGAATTTTTACTGGGGGCAATGATAATTCTTGCACAATGACTGTATTATCTAACGCAAATGCTTCGTCCAATGATCTACCCTTAACCCATTCGGTTGCCAATGAAGAACTTGCAATTGCAGAACCACATCCAAATGTTTTAAATTTTGCATCAACAATTTTATCATTATCATCCACCTTTATTTGTAATTTCATAACGTCACCACATTCCGGTGCCCCCACAAGACCGGTTCCTATACTAGGATCATTTTTATCAAAACTTCCAATATTTTTGGGTCTTTCAAAATGCTCTACTACTTTATCTGAATATGCCATATTATTTCCATCCTAAGTGCTGTCTACTATCTGCGGGAATATCCTTTATTGGTGTAAAACTTTCTCCGCAACCACAAACATGTCCATATTTGAGTCTTTTAAATATGAATCCCTGTTCTACCAAATTTCCTATTTTATAATCTACTTCTACATCACCAACTATATCATTAAGTATATGCTCATCTATTACTAATTTAATTCCGTTTTCAATAAAAACCAAATCTTCTGGTTTAATTTTATTTTCAAAATCTAAACTATATTTCCACCCAGAACAACCGCCGGAATTTGCTCCTACTCGTAAGTATGAATTTTCAATGTCTTTTTTTTCGTCTTCAATCATTTCTTTAAAAACATTTGATGCCTTTTCAGAAATTTTAAGTTTACATCCAACTTGGTTTGTGTTCATTTTCCTCAATACGTTCATACATGAATGATGTCCTACAGCCGCATGTTCCTTTTGCTGAAGGATTGTTAAATTTTAATCCACGATCATTTAAATTATCCGACCAATCAATTTCTGTATCTCTAATATATAAATGACTTTTTTTATCTACTAAAATGTTTAATCCAAAAGATTCAAACTCTAAATCAAATTTCCCTTTACGGCTTTCAAAATCTACTGTATAAGTAAATCCTGAACACCCGCCACCTTTAACGCCTACTCGCACTACTGTACCTTCAGAAACTTTCTGATCTTGCATTATACCCAATACTTTATTAGCGGCTTTTTCTGTAAACGATATCATATTCCCTTAATTTGTGTAATTGATTGTTTCTGTTTCAAGGCACAATCATAAGCCCACTCCAACACTAAGCGGCCAATGCTACCTGTGCGGAAAAATAATCGTCATTGTTTGCGATTAAGTTAAATGACATTTTACATCTGTCAAGATGGTCTCCTCTGCATAATCACATTCAATCGAATTCCCGAACACCCCCAACATTAAGTCATCAAAGTCCAGTCTAGAACAAAATATAATCCCATCATAATCGATATTATAAAAACCCACAATAACAAAGTAGGATTATCATTCATATGGCTCATTGGTGGAGGTGGGCGGAGTCGAACCGCCGTCTTAAATGCTACTCTACAGTATCATCAACTACATCTATTTAGATAAGTCTTGAGTCACATCTTTAATTTTTTCTATTTGTTTAGTAATAATTTCTTCCCGTTTTGGCCAATAAATATAATCTTTATCTGGATTTTTCATAAGATTATATAAAAGAGGTAAAATTAATTGCTCAACTTTGCCCATATCTACTATATATTTTTCTTCTAAATATTCTTTTTTATAACTAATTTCTTTAATTGCGGAATCTATTTTCTTTTCTAAATTTGCAAAACTTTGAGATTTTGCTTGAACCTCAACTATTTTCTTTTCTACTTCTGTTGTTTTTGCTTTATATTCTTCATCATTTACTGCGGAAAAACCGAAGTCATAACTATCATATTCATCAGGTATTATTGCCATTTTCGTATCCGTATTTGCAAATCCAATAAGAGTCAACTATATCTGAAATGGGATTTTTATCGCAGTTTATTTGAAATTCATCTATGAGTTTTCTATGCGTATCAGACACAAAAGAATCATACATCAATTCTTTATTTGCGTTTCCCTTATCGGATGCGTATTTTTTGATTACTGTAGGGGGTATCATTTTATACCCAAGTTTACAGTTGTATAAAGTGTTTTTTAAAATTGCCATATTTTCTGCAATTTGCAAAATTCTTTGTCCAATTGCGGCATATGCATAATCTTCAATAAAAACTACTTGATGCAAGTTTTGATCTGTAACATCATATTTCATAATACATTTTTTAACCCAAGACGATAGTCCTAAATATCTTTCCATCTCTGTATTATATTTAGGATATTTTTCTATTCGAATATTACGAAAAGATTTCCATCTTTCAAATTGTCTATCATTTTTTGCTAAACAATAATGTGTAATATTTTCATATTTCCACTCTCCACGACATTCTGTTATGGCTGGACTGGTTAATGAATAATCAATTCCCACATATAAATCAGGTGTCCCAGTTGCCATCATCTTCTTCTTGTAATTCTATTAATTCTCCGCAATAAGAGCAAAATCGTACTATTTCATCTTCGTCTTCATGAACAAGAATTTCATACGTTTTAAAACAATAAGTGCAATTAATATTTTCCGATATTTCCATATTAAGACTTTAAGCCTTCTCCTCGTCTTTTAATGATTCTTCTAATTGTTCAACGGTCAGAAAAACTTGACCCTCCAAAAAAATTTGAGGGACTTTTTTACTTCCTGTAATTGACAATATTTTACCAAACAATCTCTTATCCGCCTGAATGAACATATATTGTTTTTTATACTTATCTAATAAAGATTTTGCTTTTTCACACATTGCACATTCCCTGAAAGTAAAATGTCCAACAACATAATTTCCTTTGTTAAAATCTATTTCATATTTTAGCATTATAAATCCACCACTTCACACCCATCACCTGCGGCGCAAGCTAATTCTTGTGATCCTACAGTAAAATCTTTTTCCTCATATGCAGATAATAATGACCAATCAACATTTTTAGGCATTGCTTTTAATGCTTTTGTATATTCAGCTTTTGTACAATCTTGATAAGGTGCTTGCCTATATGCATGTTCAGAAAAAGGTAAAAAAGATATTCCACTAATATCATCAAAATTATTCCATACCCAATTTCCCATTTCTATCCACTCATTTTCTTTGACTGAAATGGTAATAGATGGTTTGTGTTCGCACCAATATTTTTGATATGTTGACCAAAGATCTAACTGTTCAATCGCATTTATATCGGCTCTACATCTTGCATTTTGTGGACTTTTCATAGGAAATGAAAATACAGATGTGTGTTTCGGTTTCATCACATCTGGTTCATTTGGAAAGTTTGCTTCCTTCATGAATTTACAAAGCGGATCTTTATTATCAGCCCGCACTGTTCTAATATAGTAGGGATTGTGACGAGCATGTATGCCACTAGCAGAATCAACAAGTTGACTAACCGTACCAGAAGGTTTGACACAAGTAATTGCGGCAGATTGCGGGATGTTAAGTTTTTTTGAGAATTCTTTATTAGTTTTAATTGCAACATTTTTTAACTTATCCAATAAATCTTTTAAATTGCCTTTTTTACCATTTGTCAAAGAATTATCCATTATTCCTGTAAGAGAGACCCCCAAAAGTCGTTCCTCTTCGCAATTATTTTTCCATTCTTTTGATAAATATTTGAAACTTGTAAGAGTTGATTGAAATGTTCCAATGATAGTTGCAAGTTTAATTTTATTTTCTAAAGATTCTAATGTATCATCTCCTCTGATTACGACTTCTGAAAGATTACAAAATTCCCTACTTCTAAGAATAATTTCACTACATGGATTAGTGCCAAAATCATTTCTAGGTTTTCGTCTAATATGTTCTTCGGTATTCATTTTTTCTACTTGCTGTCTAGCCGCCAAACTATTATAAATTCCCCGTTCTCCTGATTTGGAATCATAAAGGGATAACCATTCTCTCATAAAAGTACCAACATCTGGCTTTTCTTTATAGTTAACAGAGTTATTGGCGAGGGCTCGTTGAGGATTATTTTCCCACCAGAGACCCGATTTAGCATGTCTCATTGTTTCATCATTAAGATTAGATAAACTAATAAGAGCAGATCTACGAACACCTCCTACGACAACAATTTCTGCAATTTTACATACAATATCATGCGCTTCTATTGATTTTAATTTACGCCCGGAAGCATTTCGAAACGTATTTATAGTAAACATAAAAAGATCTTCTAATGGCTCAGGACCCGAGGCTCTTCCTCCAAAGGTTTTAAGAGCAGAACCCGCTGGTCTTATCTTAGATAAATCCCATTTTGGTATTTGCCCCTGCCAAACTAATGAAATCAATTCTTTATATGATTTTGCCCACCCCAATTTTGAATCTGCTATAACAATTGTAGTATCTGTTTCATAAAATTCATCTGATATAATAGGAAGTTGATTAACATATTCTTCTTCCACAGAAAATCCCACTCCTGTTCCATTCATTAACACATATAAAATTTCATCAAATGATCGTGGACTATCTATTTTTACATACGAACAATTATAACCTGCTATATTTTCTTTTTTGAGTGCTTCACCGGCCGTCATCAAGCACCTCATTGAAGGCATCACTTTAAGGGTTAAAATTGCCTCACGCAACTCTGCTTCTAGTTCATTACTAATAACAAAATCATGATTATCATCTAAATGTTCTTTAAAAAATGCCAAATATCTGTTAACCGTTTCTTCCCAGGTTTCACGTCTTTTGAGATTATAATTCCATCTTGCATATCTCGATAAATGAATAAATGATTGATATTCTGTTGGTAGAGACATTTTAAATTCCTTTCAATTTTTCTAAAAACTCTTTACGTTCTCGGGTTGATAAGTTAAACTCTGCGTTTGTCATTATATGCAGGTCTTCTACAAGTTTAGGGTCATTAAAGTCCAATGTACATTTTATATTGGCTTTAATGATCTTCATTTCTTCTGCTGAAAATGTTTCAGCCTTTAAGATATAATCTTCAAATGCTTCACAACTTATAGGAAATAATGGTTTTACTAAATCATACATTATATTTGCATAATCTCTAATTTCTTTTTGAGAATGAGAATCCATGCGTAATTTGGAAAATTTAAAAAAATTATTTAAATCTATCTTCCAAATACATTCCGTATAATTAGAAACTGGTAAAACAGTTCTTGCCAATTCTCTTGCAATACCATTAAAACCATCATAAAACCCGTCTAATAGTGTAGGGTCTACAATTTGTTTATAACACATCTGTGAGTGTTCATTCGCATCATACATTCGCCCAAGAACAAGTGTTTTGTTGTCTTCATCTAATTCTTTTCCTCGGCCTTGATTGTTTTGCTCTGATTGCTCATGAACATCTTTTTCTGCAGGTAAATAAAATTCGTCACTCATTATGGAATAACGGCCTGAATATTCATTTATGTTAGCGGTTCGGTGTCTAACAAATTGCCTCATTACAAAGATAGGTAGTTTTAAATGAAATTTCACTTCACACATTTCAAAAGGAGATGTGTGATTATGCCGCATTAAATATCGAATTAAATTTCTTGTTTGACTAGTTTTTCTCGTACCGGTTCCATAACTAATTCTTGCGGCATTTTCGACTTCTTCATCGGAGCCCATCACATTTAATAACTTCACAAATCCATGATTATGCACTTGTTTTTCATTTATCATAATTTAAATTCTAATAATTTTGTTTTTGCAATTAATCCTTGAAAGGTATTATTTTCCATAACACTCATAACATTTACATTGTTTAATATCATATCATTAATGTCTTTTTCCATTACATGATTGGGCCAAATAACTATCTTATGGTTATCTGAAATAATTTTATCCATTTTTTTAACAATTTCTTTATTTCTTTTTTCATTATCATAAACAAATACTACATCAATATCATTTAATAGTGTTTTGCATGTCGATAAATCAGCTCCGGCCATAGCAAGAGAATTTTCTACAAATAAAGAATCTATCGGACCTTCAACTATATAGGTGGTCTTATTTTCATTCCAGGTGTTCAATCCAAAAATTTTTGGTGCATTTTCTTTAACCTTAATTGTCACATATCTTAATTTAGAACTTTTTATTAATGATCTTCCTTGAGCGGCAATCAAATTATAATCTTTATCAAAAAAAGGTATGACCAATCTAGGATCATTTTTAATTAATTCATAATGTGTATCGAGGTTAAGACTTTCAACCCATTTTTTAAAATCCTTAGCAAAATAAAGATATTGGTATTTATTGGGTACAATGTTTCTAGATTTGACATACTGCTTACAAAAATGTTCATCGTTTAAGTCTTTTACGCATGGTATTTTTAGATCAATTTTTTTAAATTTTGGAATATCAAATTTGAATGTTGGCTCCTTATAATTACTAAATTTATTTTCACCAGACATATATCTTTCCATACAATATTCAGAATGCAATCTTACATCCAACTCTTTTAAAAAATTTGAAAAAGTTTTCCCTACTCCGCAATTATGGCATTTATAAAAAAGATTATTTTCTTTTCTATGAACATATCCCCTTGCTTTGGTTAGTTTTTTTTGAGAATCTCCGCAAATTGGACATCGGAAATTCCAGAGATATTCTTTTTTTTGTTTATATAAAGGAAGTCTACTAGATAAAAGGTTCAAATATTTTACATCAATATAAAGAGACATGTCAAATAATTAGATAGAGGATATATTAGAATATAATATAGATTTATTATAATTATATCAAATTTGACTATAAAAGTCAACTACCACGAGGCCAATAATAAAATTTTTTGAATAGATTCATCATCTACTTTTAAATCGTAAGCATACTTATAAACTGGAGACAAATCTTTGACTTTGTTTTTGTTTTTTATAGACACAACTAATTTCAAAACTTGTTGTTCATTTTCATTTAACAGCATACTCATCTCGCACAACAACACTAAAATTAGTTAAGTGATTTAATTTGACTATTCTTTCAGATATAAAATCAATCTGTTTTGTTATATGTTTTATATCAGTTTTCACTATAGCCACATCGGATTTTAATTCTATAATATTAACAAGACTCCATCCTACTATGGTTATGATAACAGTTATCATAGGAACCAATATGACTTTTTCAAACAAATTTAAGGGGTTGTATTGAAAAATCTCGTTCATTTTCATTCTTTATGTGTTTACAATAACACCGCTAGTGTCTCTAATTGTTATCAAACCATGTGCGCCATCAGAATTATAACATTTTGCGGTAAATGTTGAATCTCCATTAGAATGATAAGTTTGGATTAAATTTACACCCGACCCATTATTCGTTTTTACGGTCAATTCTCCCCTATCATCAGCGGAAGTGCCTTCATGATCGACAATTATTTCTCCCAATTTATGCATAGCAGTCGTTGTTATGATTGTGGTTATTTCCCAATAATCATTCAACGTATGACCAGTTGTTGCGGCAAATGTAATTGTTATGCCATTATCTAATTCTTGAGTGGACCCCATAACCGCAACACCAGTGGCTTCCCAAGTTGATCCCCCATCATTTGACCAAGTAAATGTATCAGTAGCGGCGGCCGCATCAATTTTTACTCGATAAGTTCTAACATCAGTTGAATTATAATTTCCTCCAAATGTAATATCATCTAATCCAGATACCGTAGCGGTGGTTGTACCAAATCCTTTAAAATAATCATTGGCAGAATCTTCGCCATCAGACCACCCCTGAAACGCAATATTAGTCAATCTAGCGGCGGCTCCATCGCCTTCTGTATGATTTTGTATTGTAAGTGTATCTCTTGCTATCATGGTTGCTATTCTTTCTATTGATCACTAAAAATTGACTTAAATTTTATATCAACATTTTGTTTTTTTACTTTATCTTTTTTAAATTCATTTAAAAGATGTTGCAAATTTCCTTGTTTTTCTTCTATACGCAATTGCTTTTTACTCTTGGGTTCTTCTCTTAACTTAAACATTCTAACGATAGAAGAAATGGTTTCAGTATCACTCTTATTTATATTTTTCTCTACCAACACATCTATTACATTTTTTGCAATACTGTAACTGATATCATATTTTTCTGCAAGAATTGTAGTTTCTTTTTGTTGTCTAAAAGCCGTGAAATCCAGCATGTTTACGTCCGTATTTAAGATAAATCATAGAACCGGTTAGTTCATCTTGTAACACAATGGGTTTGCTTGGATTAGCTCTTCCATATTGTCTAATGGCTTCTCCCGTATCATCATTGCCTACATATTGTTCATATTTAGCATATCGACGTTTACCGTATCTCGCTCTCATAAAAGTTTCTGGTTTAACTATAAAAACCTCTGAACCAGCAAATGTGCTTCCTTTTTTTATTTTCTTCTTCTTTATTCCTGGTTCTGATTGTCCTGGAATAGAGGGATTTTCAACACCGAGCCCTGCAATAGCGCCTCCACCAGCGGCCAATCCGTCTTCGTTCAATTCTTCTTCTCTGCGGCTAATTTCATCTATTAATAGACCAATTTCTTTTTTATTATATTGACATTCTTGTAAAAATGATGTATATTTTTTTTCTAAAAATGTCTGATCATAATATAATTTTGCGTTTTTATTTTCTTCTTTCAGTAAAAACAGCGCCGCTACAAAAGTAGCAAATTTTGTTGATCCCCCAGGAACTTTCGCTAAAATTTTTTTTAAATTAAAAACCAATGTATCTGTTAATGTGTATGATTCTTTTTCTTCTTTAGTCTTTAATTTACTTCTTTTTTTAAGAATTTTTCCGTTTTTATCAATAATCCCCAATTTAAAAGCTTTCGTGCTACTAAAAGGAGTCGCAAGTCTTTTAATAAACGTATAAACAAAAAATATATTACCTGCGGCTGAAGCTAATCCCATTTGGTGTTATCTCTCGTAATCTGTTTGCTATTTCTAAATTTACTCTTATATCACTACTAATAATCTTTTCGCCATTTATGCTTGATATTTGTTCTGGCATGAATTCTAAATATATCAAAAAAGTTTTTAAATAAGTCCAATATTTTTGAGATATTTTCAAAAATAATATTCTAGATAAAACCTCAACTGGAAAAACATTTCCTAATGTTATTATGTGATTTAAAATTAATCTTTCCTTTAAATCACCACCTAAATGATATCGATTCAACAATCTTTTCAGGTATTTTATAATTTTTAAATCATTATGAAAATCTTGTTCACTTAAACATTGAGGATTTTCATAATATTTCATTGCATATAATATATAATTATCTTTATTCAAATCATCAAACACTGGTTTTTCTTTCAATCAGCTTTTTATGGCTGTTTCATTGTTTATTTCTTCTTTTCCGGTTAAAAAATAAGTACACGTTTGAATTGCGCCATCAATCATAGTAAGATGAGTTTTTAAATTCAGTAATTCTGTTTCAAATTGATTTATTTTTTGTATCGTCAAACCTCTATCATTATTTAATTTTTCAAATTCTTTTTCTATTTTTTCAATCATGATATTATCAATTCTTTTTTTATTCTCGTCATAAGTTGCAACATATTCTTTTTCTAAAACCGTTTGATTTTTAGTGGGTTTTTTTTTCATAATATTATTAATATTCCTCTATAAAAACATTTCCTGTAAACTCTTCTAATTTTCGAATCATACGTTCCATATTTACACGAATAACTTTTCCTGTCTTAACGTTTCTAGAATAAAATTCCCATTCATTGTTTTCATTGTGAGGACCAAGTTTTGTTTCATTTCCCCCCTCATCCATTGTATATATGTGTGATTCTGCGACATCATCTCTTGCATACAAATATGCTTGATTTACTCCTTGAGTAGTTGGTGCAGTACCATTTTTTATTGCTAGAATACCAGCACCTGATCCAACAGAGCCAGTAGTTATAGTTGCTCCAGCAAGGGCTAAAGAAGATTGAGCATGCACTTCTCCACCAAACCACGCCGCTTGTACAACGCCCAAACCACCAGCAGTTTTTATTGCCCCCGAAGTAGTCGATGTTGAATTAGTTGTTGATGAAACATTGATTTGATTAATTTTATCACTAAAAATAAATCCATCAGTTAAATTATGAGTTATTTTTGCTTCTTCATCAGTTTCTAAATCAAGTCTACCGCCTTCAGTACCACTTCCAGAGGCCGTTCCATCTTCTTGTAACAGAAATCCAGTCGTGTTTGTGGTGTCCATAATTTTAAATTGACTACCAAATACAAGAGAACTGCCGTTTGATACAAAAACACTACCGTCTGTTCGAATTTTTTCACTACTTTCAATTTGAGTGTTTGAAACTAATTGATCCGAAAGTGCTTTTAATTTAATTTTATTACCCGCAGTACCAGAATATATTGTAAAGTTTTTTCCTAGACCGTCTGACCCAACCGTTATAATTCCTGTCATATCAACATTAGATTTGACATTCATCAATGTTCCATCTATTGTTGCGCCTGATCCTGTTATACTTAAATTAGAGCTACTAATATTTGTGTTTGTACCAGATAATGTAACATTAGATGTAATATTAGTATTTGTACCAGCAAATACTGAATTAGATATAACATTAAATATCGCTGAATCCACTTCTACATTTGATGTTGCGGTAAATGTAATAAGATCATCAGAAGCGATCTCTATTTCTCCGTCAATTGGAGAATTTATTGTTAACGCCGCATCTCTAAAAATTAATTCTTTTGTTCCTGATATGCTTACATTATCTGAAAATATACCAAAAGCACCACTTACATTTCCCGTTGCTGTCATTGAACTCGCAACAACAACGTTCCCTGTTATTGTAAGTTCATCTACATAAGCATTGGCAAAACGATTTGTAGTGTTTCCTAGATCATAAACCGAATCTATATTGGGAAGAATATCAGATCCAATATCAGCATTGAATGTTACTGTATCTGCATTGGAATCCCCTAATGCAATTGTACCACCATCTGCTGTGATATTTCCATTAGCATGTATATTTCCATGAACATTTAAGTTTCCACCGATAACCGCACTTTTAGCGATTCCCAGTCCTCCAGATAATGTCAAAGCACCAGTGCTGTTGCTTGTGGTGTCTATTGTTGAGGTGAGTGATACATTTGCGGTTATATTCACATTAGACGTAATAGTAGTTAATGATCCTGCCAATGTCGCATTAGCCGAAGAATATAAATTCTCACTTATGATATGAGTATTTGTGGCCAACAGAGTAATATTTGATGAAATAACAGTATTTGTTCCTGCAAACGTACTATTACTTGTTATATAAACATTTGCACCAGTAATTGAAACATTATCACTGGTAAAAGTACTATTTGATGAAACAACCGTGTTTGTTCCTGCAAGTATAGTATTTGACGTTATATAAACATTTGCACCAGTAATTGAAACATTATCACTGGTAAAAGTACTATTTGATGAAACAACCGTGTTTGTTCCTGCAAGTATAGTATTTGACGTTATATAAACATTTGCGCCTGTGAATGTTATATTTGCCGATGCATTTGTATTTGCTGTAATCAATAAATTTTCATCAGTAGATCCATTAATCACACTTACATATGCGTTTTTCCAACCTACGGTTGTGTTTCCTAAATCATATAAAGCATTTGTGGTACCAATTAAATTAGAAGATAATGAAGTAATTGTTGCAATATTTAAAACAGTGAGTGCATTTACTGTTAACTTATTATCAATCTTCATGCTTTCTTGTACACCAACACCGCCCTTAAAAATAACAGCGGCATTGGTAGAACTAGACAATATTTTAGTATTGGCGAATACTGTTTCGGGTTCAACGTTTGAAAAAAATTGCGTTAATGATATTTTTTTATTCGAAGGGATGCCTGCTGGATCATCAACGAGTAGTAGTAAATCTTCTCTAGCCGCGGTTGATACTGCAGGAAGACCCGAAATGCGTTTATCTGCCATTTTACTTCAATTCCTTATCAGGTCATGCTTGTGTTACTTGTTGCTAACAGCCAATATTCGGTTCCGTTAACTTTAATTCTTAATCTTGCATCAGATGGTGAATCGCTCATAGCAGTTCCAAACATTACGAGATTTGCGGAAGTTGCACTCGTATTTGAAACAGCCGCGGAAGCAACATATCCATCTGTGTTGCCTGATCCACCAAGTGAAGCACCAAGTTCAGCAAAATAATGAACAGCTTGTGCCCCTGGATGATTATCAGCGGTCCATCCCCCCTGGTCTCTTAAACTAAGAAAAGCATCGGGTTTTGTGGCTCTTGCAGACGATCCTTTATTTGTGTCGTTTATGTCGACCATTAAACCATACGCTCTTGCAGAACCACCAGTATATGCTGTATTTACATTTGCTGAATCAACTGCATTAGTCATATTCAATGTAATTTTTGCACCAGAGGCGGATGTAGTGACTATTGTATTAGAACCAGAAATGTTTGCATCTACTTTTGCACCAAATATATTGACTACTGAATTAGCATCACCTGTTCTATGGTCATGGGTTGTTTGTGAATTCAATGCCGTAATATCACCAGACGTTGAACCGGTAGCAGTTGAAATAGTTGTAGATATAAACGATCTACCAGTAATGTCTCCTGAATTAGTCGAATGATTCAAGTTCCCAAAAAGATTGAAAACACTAACCTTTTTGTTTACGGGACTACCTGAAGGATCGTCTACTACATGGACAACATCATCAGATGCAATCGCGGTGGACAGATCTGCTAAATCCGTCATTTTTTTGTCAGCCATTGTTTTAACTCCTTAAAATGGATGAAGTTGCTGGGACTCAGCCAAGACGTTATTATGAATCTTTTGCTTCTTCAATTAATTGTTGTATAACTATTTTAGCACCGTGCAATCCGCTTAATTCGAATTTTACGGTTTCTTCGTTATTATTTAGTTCTCGTTTTTTGTTTGCATATTCAGTTAATAGATTTTCCTGTTCATCATACATTTCATTAATATCTATCATTTTTTTTTCAAGAATAGTAACGAGAGATTCCTGTATTGAAGGAATCTCTCTATCCTCGCCATTATCTATCACAAGTTCAGGAACTTTTCTATTGTTCTTTTCATTTTTACCCATAATCACCTTTTATTATCAAAAATTACGTATTACTCTATGCTAATACAGTATGTGTAACTGCGGTCACTCCTGACATCACTAATGATGCATCAGCAGGAGTTCCTCCTTGATCTTTAAGAGTTCCGCCAGCAAGTACAACATTTGCACCACCGATTGTCATAACATCACCTGTGGCAAGTGTCTGACTTGCAACCTGGAAGGTAAGTCTGTTTGTACCCGTACCAGAAGTATATGCACATGTATGATCTGCAGAAACATCATTAGCAATAACAACAGTTGGATTTCCTGTAACTGTTATAGCCTCATCCCATGTGATTGTAACCGAGACTCTTTGCGAACTTGAACCTGCTGTATGATCAGTAGTGGCCGTTGTTCCTGGTGAAAATCTAAATGATGTAATAGTTGCTGTTTTAAGACCAGTAGTCGCAGAAGCACCCGCTAATCCACGAATTGCTACTAGCACTTCTGGATCTGCGCTTGTATTGCCATTTCCTGTAGCCGCTCCATCTATTACCCATCCAGCATTAGTTGCATAACATTCTGCTTTGTTGTAATCTGAATCTTCATCTGCAGGCAAAAACTTGGGTTTATTATTATCTGCCGCGGCAGTAGTTCCCCATAAAGCCATTTTTTTCTCCTAATTAAAATTGTTTATTCTCTTTATTTAGTTAGTTAACAACAAAACCTTTTTTTTGCCGTTGTTCATTTGATTGAATAAATCTTGAATATAAATCTATATTTTCAAAAGTTTTAGGTGGATCTGTAGTATAAATGCCTTGTCCCGTTTTATCTTTTCCAATAGCCGGAATGCCTTCGTCACCTATAATACTATTTCCTTTTTCTGTTAATTCTTTAACACCAAATCCTAACATCATTTCAATAAATTCTTCCATAGCCATATCTTGATCATCATAAGCAGATTGAACATCGGCTAAAGTAATTGTCGCCAATGCTCCTTCTTTATTTTCTAATCTCAATTTATCAGGAGTTTCTTCAATTTTATAAAACGAATAGTCTTCTATATTTTTAATAGAAGTTCCCATTACATAATGAATTAGCTGTTCAAAAATTTTATAGGGATCTCTATCATTAACAGTGATGTTTCCTTCTTTAACATCTTGACCAGGAGTAGTTTTTCTATAGGTGTTGGCTAACTTGTCAGTACCCCATTCTCCAGCTCTTTCATCGACTTTTGGTTCTATTGGTTTTTTTCTATCTAACAAAACTTTTTCAAGTTTTAATCTTGATTTAGTGATCATATTATCATTTTCTTGCGATATAATAGATTCATACATGCCTTGATTATCCCCGAATTCCTCATATTGGCGTCTGCTAAAGCCCATTTTTTTAGCTAAAGCTTCCCAATCAGATATTTTATGTTCTTTATTAGGGCCCGTGTTTTCTTTTGCAATAGATTTTGCTTGATTCATCAAATAAAGTTTATTTACTATT